TTTAGCAAATGATATGTCTCGTGATGCACAACAGATAATGCTGACTTCTGCTTATCGAAATATCTTTCCGAAAACGAATTTAGCACATTCTATGAGAGGTTCAAATGGGGATGGAACACATAGAAGACTTGTAGGTCACTTCGATATCATCGGCGGTTCAGGTAAATATACTGGACGTGGAGTCGGAGGCGGTATCACTGGTCGTGGTGGCGATAGGATTATTATTGATGACCCTGTAAAGAATAGAAAGGATGCTGAATCAGAGACAGTACGTGAAGCTGTATGGCGTTGGTATATTTCTACATTAAGAACTAGATTACAAAAAGATGGCAAGATTGTCATGCTATTGACTCGATGGCATGAGGATGATCTAGCTGGTCGTATATTAAATCAGATGAAAAATGAAGAGGAGTCCGATAGATGGAAGGTCATTTCTTTTCCTGCAATTGCTATTGATGATGATAAATACCGGCATGAAAAAGACGAGAGAGAAGAAGGTGAAGCTTTATGGCCTGAAATGTATGATATCAATTATCTAAAGCGAACAAGAGCTACAATGGGTACATACGACTTCTCTGCTCTATTTCAACAATCACCAACCCCTCCAGGTGGTGCTGTATTTAAGAGAGATTGGGCGAAAATAATTTCTAGTCCACCTAACAATCTAAAATGGGTTCGATACTGGGACTTGGCTGTTTCAAAGGATACGTCCGCAGACCATACTGCAAGCGGTCAAATGGCAATTGACGAGTTTGGAAATGTTTATGTAAGAAGATTTATTCGTTTTCAGGATATATGGCCTGTCGTTAGAAAGAAATTGATTGAAGTTGCTCTGAATGAATGGGGAGAAGGAGAAGGTGATTTAAAAGTTATAGGATTTGAATCTCATTCTCTCCAAAAAGGATTTCTCGATGATTTAATGGCGGACCCTAAATTGAGAAATATTCCGTTAATGGACAAACTTGATTATAACAAGGACAAGCTTACACGTGCCTTGCCTTGGATTGCTAGAGCAGAACAGGGAAAGTTCTTTGTTGTCGATGGTTCAGGCGTAGATTGTTATATCAATGAATTGGTTGTTTTCACAGGACACGAAGATAAAGAAGATGACCAGGTCGATTGGACAAGCGGAGCATATAGAATGTTATCTTCAATGGAAGAAGTGTTTAGTATAGAAGCTGGACAATATCAGTATTGAAAGGAGATAAACAATGAAGTCACTTGAAGAAGTTCATCGTGAGGCAATGATGGGATATCAAATTGCAAGATTGAAACAATTAACAAGATTAACATCGATGATGGAATCGCTCCCTTCGACTGTTGCAGATGCCGATGAAGACGACTGGACTGTCATCTCTCAAATCGACAAAAAATTCTATACTGCACCAGAGCTTGATACTCTAAGAGGTTCGGCTCGTAAACTTCAATATACAGCAGCGGGACGTGGAATCATTCAGACTTTTCAGGATTTTGTTATTGGTCGTAATGCTTCTATTGAAGCATCAGATGAAAACGAGCAGGTTCAGGAATACTGGGACGAGTGGGTAAAAGCAAACAATTGGGATATGCGCTCAAAAGAGATTATCAAAAGAACGGTTCGTGATGGTGAATGTATTCTCAGATGGTTCTTGCCTAAACGTGGTTCTGCTTTTCTGATTCCAAGATTCGTTGACCCCGCACAAATAAAACCGTCCCGAAATGGCAAACCCACTTATGGCATTAAAACAAACAAGGATGATATTGAGGAAATTATAAGTCTGCATCGAGAATGGGCTACAAGTAATAATCAGCAAAGAGAGGACATCTTAATTAAAGATGTTGATTTCCTAAAAATACTTTGTGATAGCGACGATAAACGAGGGGTTTCGTTTTTCATCGGAATTGCCAAGTATATGAAACATTATGAGAAATGGATTGAGGACAGGATTGAAATCAACAGGATTCGTCATATATGGAATGTTGTCGCAGAAGTTGAAGGTCTGACTCTTGAAGAAGTTAAGGCTCAATTCCCTGATACTGAAGGAAAAACTCCGAGTGGTGGAACACCGAAGAAGAAATATCCGAAACCAGGCACAGTAATGCTGAATAAGGGAATCAAATGGGATTTAAAGAATCTACAGATTAATGCACAAGATACAAAAGAAGATGGTAGACTCATTCAGCTTATGATTGGACTTGGTACGGGATTGCCTGAGTATGTAGTTCGTGGTGATGCTTCGAACTCTAATTATGCTTCAACAATGATTTCTGAATCACCATTTGTAAGAGCCATGGAATCTTGGCAGGACATTTTCGCTGATTATTTCCAAAAGATATTTGCACGTGTAATTTCTTATGGAATATCGAAAATATATATACCTTCGAAATCATTTATAACAACCGAGTTATATAATCGTGAAACAGGAGAGGCAACAGAAAAGAAAGAACCTTGTGAGACATCAAAGGAATGCGAGGTCAATTTTTCGACGCTATTACATAGAGATATAGAGAAAGAGACTAAATCATTTCAGATTATGAAGCAGGAACAAGTTATGTCTAAAAGAACCATTCAAGAAAAACTCGGGCTTGATCCTGATGAAGAAAATGACAGAATTGACAAGGAAGGGCGAGAGGAAGAAAAGAAAAATGAGCGTGAATTTGATATGTCTCAAAAACCAGAAAAACCTGAAAAGGTACAAAAGTAAAAAGGAGAATAAAAATGGCTACTAAAAACAAAATATCGGCACGTGAACAATATTGGCACAATCTCGGATTCAGGTATATCGGAACAGGAAAGCAGAACGCAGGAAAGATGAAACATCAAGAATCAGGACAGCTTGTTGATGATATACGAATGATTGATGTTCTTGATAAATATGAATTGAATGCTACAACGAATGAGAAGGAGGGTGTTTTCTATTTCTCAGATAAAAAAGTCAAAGATGGCGTTCCTGTTAGAGTCGGCAAAATAATCGATAGGACTTTCTTCAAATCTCTGAAGAAGTTGACGGAGATTCCATGACACCACAGCAACGAACAGAATTAATTCGTATAACAACGCTCAATGCGCGGAATGACTTCATTAAATATACTATCGTTCAGGAAAAAGAGATTTTAGCATTATTCGAGCATACAGCATCAAATATCATAAAGAGAATTGAATATTCCACTTATCAAGGCGTGATTCCCAATGCGAGACTCGTGCTACTTTTAGAGAATGTAACGAAAGAAATAAGATTATTGAATCCTAAACTCGCATTAAAGATACGCTCACAAATGAGACGTTCGATTGATTTCGGTATGATATCAGGAATTAAGACAGCTAATGCAATCGGGCTAGGAAACAAATTCAATATTCATGTCGGCTCGTCTTATATTGATGTGTGTGGAAACGTACATCGTTACAATCCTACAATACATGCTTATCAAAATTCAAGATGGGCTACAATTAATGGTGCAGCTATGGATTCACTAATGAAATTCCGCCCTTCTGGTTTGTTATTTTCAAAGAGTGTTTGGGACATAACTTACAATTCACAAAAACTTATCAGAAATGCAATCGCCCGAACTGTATTACAAGGTGAATCACCTGCAAAACTATCAAGATTGATTCGTGGATTTCTGAACGAACCTGAGAGATTATATCGCCGAGTACGTACCGATGGCAAATTAGTATTAAGTAAGCCAGCCAGTCTATATCACCCAGGTATGGGAGTTGCTCGTTCGTCTTATAAAAACGCCATGAGACTTGCCCGGTCTGAAATGGCGAGGGCTTATCATGAAGGTGCAATCAGATACATGAAAACGAAGAAATGGATCACCGGAGCTACTTGGAGAACCGGCTCTGCTAATCCATGTCTTATATGCTCTGATATGGAAGGTCAATTTTACAGAAAAGATGACATACCTATGATTCCACACCCTAATTGTGTTTGTTATGTAGAATATGTATATCAAGAAGAAGCGTTAGCAAAAGTTGCATGATGAAGGAAAAATAAAATGTTCTTTAAAAAAAAGAAAAAAGGTGATGTAACACCGATTCAACCGTACGTTGCTTTGAAATTCATGTTTGATGAAGAAAAAAAAGATATATACGAACTTCCTTTTCGCTGTGCAAATTGCGGTCATAAACAAAGTGTGATTATTCCTAAATACTTTGCTATTAAGGAATTATACGCTTGCAGTTGTTCATCAAAGTTTCCTTACGGACAATGTATTGAGTCCCCTACTTTTGAGCGATATATGCTACCTAACTGTGAGAGCTGTGGTTGTTGCTGTTTAAAGAAAAACATCTAATATGGAAGAAAAAGAAAAAAAAGTAAAAAATACTATTGACAAATCATTCCAGGATGCGGATACTATGATATGGCCTTGGCTAAAAGCCGAAGCGAGACAGATTGAATTT